GCAGGACCAGTCACAGATAAAAGTATCTATGATATGGCAAAAGCTTTTGCTGAATCTGTAGGTAAGGGTGAGATCCAAGCTAAACACGGTACAGAAGAGACTACAAAGTCTAATTCAAATTACTAGAATCCTAGGTAGTGGGCGTCTAAGCGAGAGTGGAAACGCCCACTTAAATATATGATTGATAAGTTTAAAAATATATTTGAAGGATTGGACCGTGCGCATGGTGTCACTATTGTAGGTGAATCAAATGGTAATGGTACAAAGGTAAAAGGTAAATCCTTTGTTAAGAGAGAACCAGTTACAAATGAATTATGGCAAAAACATTTAGACGGAGTAGATAGTCTAGGTGTTATACCAATTAACGATGACAACAAATGTAAGTGGGGATGTATTGATATAGATTCTTACGCAGGCTTTGATCATCAAAAACTTATAAACAAAATTAAACAATTTAAATTACCGCTGATAGTATGTAGGTCTAAGTCAGGTGGTGCACATGTATTTTTATTTACAAAAGATTATGTGTCTGCAAGTTTGATGCAAGATAAACTTAACGAGATAAGATCTGTGTTAGGTTATGGAGGATCAGAAGTATTTCCAAAACAAAGAGAATTAAAATCAAAAGATGATACAGGAAACTTTTTAAATTTACCATACTTTAATTGTAGTAATACAACGAGATATGCCTTTCTCGAGAATGGCGAAGCTGCTACACTAGAAGCTTTTTTTGAATTACAAGAAAGATATAAACAAGACGACATCAGCACAATAGAAGTTAAAAGACCAGAGACACCATACTCTGATGGACCACCATGTGTAGAACTAATGGTACAAAACAAAGTAGGAGAAGGCGGTAGAAACAATGCACTGTTTCATTATGGTGTGTATGCAAAATCTAAGTGGCCAGAAAATTGGAAAACAAAACTAATATTATTCAACGAGTCAGCAATGGCACAACCATTGTCAGACATAGAAGTAAACATCATAACAAAACAACACGAAAAAAAAGATTGGGGTTACAAATGTAATGATCAGCCTATGTGTAGTTTGTGTGATAAGAAACTATGTAAGTCTAGAAAATTTGGTATAGGACAAGAAATAACATTTCCTAATCTTACAGATCTACAGGTTGTTGCATTAGAAGAACCATACTATTACATGAACGTAGATGGCGACAGACTGTACTTGGACTCTGCAAAACATTTAACAAACCAAAGTTTATTTCAAGAAGAGTGTGTAAAACAATTAAGATTTAACCCACCAACATTAAAAACAAATGATTGGAAGAAGCTTACAAACATATTGTTAGAGAATGCAGAAGTAACAGAACCTGCAGAAGGCACAGGTACAAAAGATATATTGCGTAATTATCTTGAAGACTATTGTGTAAATAGAATACAGAAAGATGACTTCGAAGACCTTAAAAACGGTGGTACATTTACCAAAGAAGGCTATCACCATTTTGTGTTTGATAACTTCTTTCACAATTATTTATCCAGAAAACATTGGAAGGTGCCATATCAAAGAACATCACAAATGTTAAAAGACAATCTACACTGTACAACTAAACGTGTGGGTAGACACAAGCTATCTGTATTTGCTGTAGCTAGATTTGATAAACAAACAGAAACGTATAAACCTAAACCATTTAAGAAAGATAATTACTAATGCGAACTATAATTTATGGACCACCAGGCACAGGTAAAACACATACATTGTTGGGACATGTAGAAAAATTTCTTGAGACAACAGATCCAGATAAGATTGGTTACTTTACGTTTAGTAAGAACGCTGCAGAAGAAGGTAAGCAAAGAGCTGCTAGTAAATTTAAATTATCTTTTGATGACTTACCCTACTTTCAAACATTACATTCATTTTGTTTTACTCAACTTGGATTAACTAGAGATCAAGTAATGAAAGAAAAACATTACAAAGAATTAGGTGAGAAGATGGGACTAGAGATAGAAGGCACACAACAAGATGAAGACCATGACAGTGTATTTTATTCAAAGAATCCATACATACAATTAATAAACATAGCACGATCAAAAGAAATAGATCCTGTAAAATATTATCATCTTACTGATAATCAACAGATATCATTAAATAAATTAAAAATTATATCAGAAGAATTACAAAGATATAAAACAGAACATGGGTTAATTGATTTTCCTGACATGATAGAAAAATTTTTAACATATAAGTCATTGTTATTACCAAAACTTAGAGTTATGTTTGTAGACGAAGCACAAGATTTAAGTTTAATACAATGGAAGTTAGTAAGACAAATAGAAGAAGCATCAACAGATTCTTTTATTGCAGGAGATGATGATCAAGGTATTTATAAATGGAATGGTGCGCACGTAAATACATTTATAAACTTAGAAGGCACAAGAAAGATATTAGAACAATCACACAGGGTGCCACAAAAACCTTTTGCTCTTGCAAATAAAATTATTAACAGAGTTAGAAATAGAGTAGAGAAAAAATATTATCCAAAGGATACGACAGGATCTGTAAATCGTTGTCAGAGTTTGTATGATGTAGATTTTACCAAAGGTAAATGGTTAGTGCTAGCAACAGCGAACTATATGTTAGGAGATATAGGTGATGTGTTAGATGAAAAAGGATTGTACTGGCAAAGAAGAAAAGCAACACCAAGAGTAAAAAATATATATGAAATTATACAGAAGTGGGATGAATTAAAAACAGGTATACCTATGCACTTTAATGATTGTAAAAAAATATTTAACAAGATGAATAAAAACTGGGACAAGAAATTATTTAAGGCTATGGTCAAAGACCAGTTCTATGACATAGATACATTAAAAGATAAATATGGATTGCAAACAGAAGCAGACTGGCAAGAAGCATTAGATGAATTAGGAAACGAAGATATTAGAAAGATATCAAAACTAATAAAAGCAGGAGAAGATTTATCTGGCACACCAAGGATAAGTATATCTACAATACATGGAGTAAAAGGAAACGAAAGAGAGAACGTAGTAATTAACACAGAACTATCTGGAGCGGCTTACGATGAATATCAAAAGAACCCAGATGATACACATAGATTGTTTTACGTTGCATGCACAAGAACAGAAAATAATTTATTTATAATCGAACCACAAAGGAAAAAAGCATATGACATCTAAAGTATGGGACAAGCAGCACGGCGGGAGTCACTACCAAAAGTATAAAATTCAACCCAGTAAGTTTGTAGTAGAGAATGAATTGCTATATCCTGAAGGTTGTGCTATAAAATATATCATAAGACATAGAGATAAAGGTAAGAAACAAGATTTGTTGAAAGCAATACATTTTATAGAAATGATTATAGAGAGGGATTATAGTGAAACCGATATTTAAACCACAGACAGAGTGGCTACCACCACAGGACTTTCCTGATCTATCAAAGTATGAAGAAATCTCAATCGACTTAGAAACAAAAGACCCGGACCTAAAAACTATGGGCTCTGGATCTATAACGGGTCGTAGTAATATAGTTGGTATAGCTGTAGCTGTCCAAGATTGGAAAGGATACTATCCTATTGCACACGAAGGTGGTGGCAACATGGATAAGAACATGGTCCTAAAATGGTTTCAAGATGTGTTAAATACAGATGCAATTAAGATATTTCACAACGCTATGTATGACGTATGCTTTATTAGAGCTGCAGGCCTTAAAATCAATGGTGTTATCGTAGATACCATGATTGCTGGCTCTCTCGTGGACGAGAATCGCTTTAGATACGATTTAGGTAGTCTGGGTCGTGATTACGTCGGAATAGGCAAAAACGAGGCTGTATTGAAGGAAACTGCAGACCTATGGGGTGTAGATCACAAAGCAGAGATGTATAAACTACCAGCTATGTATGTTGGTGAGTATGCAGAACAAGATGCAGACTTAACTCTAAAACTTTGGCAAGAAATGAAAAAACAAATGTATCACGAAGATGTAGAAGATATATTTAAATTAGAGACAGAACTTTTTCCTTGCCTCGTTGATATGCGTTTTTTAGGTGTGCGTGTAGATACCCAAGCAGCATATGAATTGA